GTATCCGGTTTGCACTGGATACTATGCCGTCTTTCCGGAAGCACCTTGACAAGTGCCTCCAGGAAGAGCGTCTAATCCCTTCACACCTGATTAATTTTGGGTGCTTAAAGGGGGAGGCGATCCCACGACTTTTTCGGGGTCTCACCTTACGCGTTTTCGATCGTTCTGGTACACTTAGGCACGACCCTGACCTCAAAGCTGTTTCGCTCTTACGGCAGCTCCTTGGAGTTGTCCGCAAGCTCGAACTCGCCTCGAGTCGCAAGGACACTGGTAACAGTGTCCGTGCGTTTTTCAGGGAAGATGAGGAGGTGAATCATGGATCCCTTGATTGGAGATCACACGATTCTTTCCGCGCTGAAAGCGCTGTGGAACTCGCTTTTGGCGATTCTACAGATCAAGTAGACGCGGAGCAACCGGGATTCTTCCCGGTTACCGACTCCCCACCTGTGCATCCAGAGCACGCAAGGAAGATTCAGCAAGCCGCTGATCTTATATCTTGCTTGCTCGGGGTCTTCGACCCCCACGAGTGGAGGCCTAAGCATGGACCTGGTGCGGTATCCGACGAGCGTTTTGGGTCGTACAAGTACGACTTCAAGACCTGGCCGGAACGGCTTGAGTCAGTGTTCCCTTACGCAGACTTCGCTTTTGCGAATTATGCTCAGGTACCGCTGATTCCCTATGGAAGTAGACTTCACCGACAACTCCAGAAGGAGTTCCCGGCGAAACTATGTGCTGTTCCAAAGACGCTGTCGAAACCGAGGCTTATTGCCTCGGAACCGACATCGCATCAATGGTGCCAGCAGATAGTCAAGGACTACTTCTACCGGAGAGTCAAGCATACCATACTCTCCCGGTTCATCTCATTTGATGATCAGGAGCCTAATGGACAACTTGCACTCCAAGCCTCCATTGCTGGAACGCATGCGACAATTGATTTGTCATCTGCGTCCGATCGCGTATCTTGCTGGCATGTCGAGCGCCTTTTTAGGCGGTTGCCATGCCTCCTACGAGCCTTACAGTCCTCGCGGACTGTGTGGATCGCCCAAGATATCTGTCGGTACTCCCCAAGGTATCACTACCTTAGGAAGTATTCAACCATGGTTAACGCCACCACCTTCCCTGTTCAATCTCTCTTTTTCTTGTCATTGGCCTTAGGCACTCTCGCATATGTGAGAGGTCGAAATGTCAATCTCAAGCTTCTGAGGGATCTGGGAAAGTGGCAGGTCCGAGTCTTCGGAGATGATATCATCGTCCCCGAAGACTGTTCTCGGGCAATGATTGGCTGTCTCGAGGCCCTAAACCTTAGGGTCAACCATAACAAGACCTTCCTGAAAGGAAATTTCAGGGAGTCCTGTGGCGTTGATGCATTCAGAGGTTATGATGTGACCTCTGTCAGCATACTCTCGAAGCCAAGTACTGCCAGCCCTGGGTCGATCGTATCTTCGGTTGATGTTCA